TGGGAGAATCCTCGTCTGCGTAAGGCTGCGTTGAAGACGTGGTTGGATGACAAGCTTGAGTACGCCACCTTGTATGAGCGGGATTACGTGTGGAAGTTCCAGCGTGACCGTTTGATGGTGGATAACACGTTGAATTCGCAGGCTCAGCAGGCGAAGGAACGTGTTGCACCGGAGGGTGGTTGGGTTCCTCGGGAGAATTTGCCCGGTGGTGAGCCGTGGCCGTTGCCGAATCCGATGGGTGAGGTTCCGGTTGTGGAGATCCCGAACCGGCCTTTGCTGGCTGATGATCCCGTGTCGGAGATTCAGGGTGTTATGCCGATGCAGAACGCGATCAATTTGTTGTGGGCGTACCTGTTTTTGGCTGCGGATTATGCGTCGATGCCTGCGCGCGTGGTGTTGCATCAGGGTCCGCCGAAGATGCCGATCCTGGATAGTACGGGTAAGCAGATCGGTGAGAAGCCGGTTGATGTGAAGGATTTGCAGGAGAAACGTCTCCTGTACCTGTCTGGCCCGGATACCACGATTGATTCGTGGGAGGCTGCGAAGCTTGACGTGTTCACGGGTGTGATTGAGCAGTCGGTTGGGCATATTGCGGCTCAGACTCGCACACCCCCGCACTATCTTGTGTCGAACAAGGGCCTGTCGAACCTTTCTGGTGATGCGCTCGAGGCTGCCGAGGGTGGTCTGGTGAATAAAGCGACCGAGTTCCAACGGGACGCGGCGCCGGCTTTGCGGGAAGTGTACCGGCTCATTGCTTTGGCGATGGGTGACACGGCGTTGGCGCAGCAGGCGCGGTTGGCGACGATTGTGTGGAAGAACCCTGGCATTCGTTCGGAAGCTCAGATGGCTGACGCTTTGTTGAAGAAGAAGCAGATGGGTTACCCGTTGGAGTATCTGATGGAGGTTGACGGGATTGATCCTGTCGACATTGGTCGGATTCTGAAGATGCGTGACAAAGAGCTGTCGGATGCGATGGGTTTCGGTGTGCAGGCGGCTGTGAATGATCAGATGAACGGTGGTTCTGGTGGCGTCACAGTTGGAGATAGTGCGGGCGCACCAGCAGCAGAGGGCTGACATTCAGTATCAGGCTCAGCAGCGGGTGGGCCAGTTGTGGTCGTTGGCTTCGGGTAACGATTTGGATGCGTCGTGGGATGGGTTGTCGTCGCAGATGGTGGCGACGGCGACTGCAGCTCAACGTGCGTCTGCGGAGTTGGCTAACCCTTACTTGTCGGCGGTGTCGTCGTCGTATGGTGACGCAACCCCGGCTGTGACTGTTGCGGCTCCTGCGTTTGCGGGTGTGATGCAGGATGGGCGTCCTATTGGGTCGTCTATGTATACGGCTGTGTTGACGACGAAGGCTGCGATCAGTTCGGGCCGGTCGTTGTATGACTCGTTCAACCTGGGCATGCACGCGTTGACTGTTGTGGTTGGTGCTGCGGTTCAGGATGCGGGCCGTATGGCTGATATTACGGCGATGAACGCGAAAACGTACACCCGTTATGTGCGTGCTGCGGGTGGCGCGTGTTGTTCGAGGTGTGCCGTCCTGTTGGGTATGGCGTCAGCTCGTGACGCGTTTCTGCGGCATGTGTGTTGTCAGTGTACGGCGATGCCTGTTGAGGTGACTCGGGATGGGCGTGACGGGCGTGTGCCTGCAGGGTTTTTCAGTTCGCCGGGCGAGTTCTTCGACAGTCTGTCGAAAGAGGAACAGGATGCCCGGTTCACGAAGGCTGGCGCTGAGGCGATCCGTCAGGGCGCTGATGTCAGTCAGGTTGTGAACGCTCGCCGGGGCGCGTATGTGTCGTCTTATTTGGAACGCACGAGAGCGGGGGAGCAAGTCTCCCGCATGTCGTTGCGTCCGGTGACTATTGGCCGGAAACCGGATGGTTCACCGTTGCAGGTGTTTGTGACGAAGGCCGGTAATGGGAGCCGTAACAGTAGATACCCGGATGGTCTGCGGTTGACGCCGGAGCAGTTGATCACGATGGCGCATGGCAATAATGCGCGTCTGCGTGACCTGCTGAAAACATACGGGTACATGTATTAGGTTTCCCCACCTTTTGTGTGGTGGGGAGTGTTAGCGACGCAATGTCGCGCCCAATAACTCAACAAGGAGCAATTCCTAATGCCAGAAGATGTCGAAACCGAAGACGCAACGTCAGAGGCCGAAACGCAGGAACAGGAACAGGGTAGCGCGGAGACTGAGGGATCTGAGTCTCTTGGTGATGCTGGTAAGCAGGCGCTTGATCGGATGAAAGCGGAACGTAACGCTGAGCGGGCTCGGGCCCGTGAGGCGCAGCGTGAGCTGGAGCGGATCAAGGCTGAGTTGGCGTTGAAGGATAAGCCGGCTGAGGAGCAAGCGATTGAGGCCGCAAAGGCTGAGGCGCGTGCTGAGGCTACGGCTGCCGCGAATGCGCGGATTTTGAAGAGCGAGTTGAAGGCTGTTGCGGCTGGGAAGCTTGCGGATCCGTCTGATGCTGCTTTGTTCATTGACCTGTCTGAGTTCTCCGTTGACGAGAATGGTGATGTCGACATTGACGCATTGAATGATGCGATCACGTCTTTGTTGGAGCGTAAACCGCATCTTGCTGCGCAGAAGCCGAACCGGTTTGACGGTTCTGGTGATCAGGGCGGTAAGAGCAAGTCGAAGCCTTCGCAGTTGTCGAGGGATGACTTGAAGCGTATGACCCCGCAACAGATTGTGGACGCGAAAGCTGCCGGCCAGTTGGACCGGTTGCTCGGTTTTGAAAACTGAATAGGAAGGGCCGATCATGGCTTTTACGCACTTCATTCCTGAGGTGTGGGATGCGTCGCTTCTGACGATCCTGGACAAGTCTCTTGTGTATGCGGGCGCACCTTGCGCGAACCGTGACTATGAGGGCGACATTTCCGCGTTTGGTGACACGGTGCACATCAACAGCATCGCGGACCCGACGATTTCGGACTACACGAAGAACACCGATCTCGCTGACCCTGAGGTTCTTACCGACGACGAGCAGCTTCTGGTGATTGACCAGCAGAAGTCGTTCAACTTCTACATTGACGACATCGACAAGGCGCAGGTCCGTAACGCGGGCGGTGTGTGGGATGAGGCGACTCGTCGTGCAGGTTTCGGTCTGCGTGACAAGGCTGACCAGTTCGCTGCCGGTCTGCTTGCTGCGGGTGCCGGTAACGGGCTTGGTGTGGTGGACGCTTCCAGCACGGCCACGAACGTGTACGACAACGTTCTGGTGCCTGCTTCGGTGAAGCTGGATGAGGCGAACGTGCCTGAGGAGATGCGTTGGATTGTGCTGCCCCCGGCTGTGTACGGGAAGCTGCAGCTTGATGACCGTTTCATCAAGCAGAACGAGTCTGGTACTGCCGCCCTCCACAACGGTCAGGTTGGTAACGCTGCCGGGTTCCAGATTTTCAAGTCGAACAACGCGCCCGTTTCGGCGTCGCATGTTGTGTCTGACGCAACCGGTTCGTCCGGCTCGAAGACGCTGACTTCGGCTTCTGGTTCGTTCCGTGGCTCCGACGTGGGTCTTGCGCCGACTGGTACGAACCTGGGCACCAACACGGTCATCACGGCTGTGTCGCTGGATGGTACGACGGCGACTGTTTCGGTTGCTAACTCGGGTGCTGTCAGCTCTGCTGTGACGGTTCCTGCCGGGGCGAACAAGCTCGTCATTGCTGGTACGTCGATCGGTTTCTCGTTCGCTCAGCAGATCCTCGAGACGCGGGCGTACAGCCCGGAGAAGCGTTTCGGTGACGCGTTGAAGGGTCTTCACGTTTACGGTGCGAAGGTTGTTCGCCCGGAGGCGCTGGTTACGGCTTCGGTCAAGACCTCCTAAGGAGTTGATGGTGGAAGCGTTCGCAACAGTGGATGATCTTGCCACGCGTTTGAATCGCACCTTTTCGGATGCTGAAGAGGCGTGGTTGACGACGCTGTTGCAGGACGCTTCCACCTATCTTCGGGATGATGTGCTCGGTTTGCAGGTGTACCCGCAAACGCAGGCTACGTTTGCTGCACGACCGGATGTTGATGGTTGGGTTTACTTGCCTCAGCAGCCGGTCGTGTCGGTGGATGCGGTGACTGATTCGAATGGTGATCCGGTCCTGTTTTGGGATGAGGATGACCGGGTTCGGGTGCACGTGCGTGGTCGCCGTGAACCGGTGTCGGTGACGTTCACTTTCGGGTTCACGGAGCCGCCTGCATCGTTGGTGCGGTGGGCGTGTGTGCTGGTGTCTCAGGTGTTGTTGCCGTTGGAGCAGCAGTTGGGTTTGACGGCGGGTGGTTTGTCGTCGGTGCAGTTGGATGATTTCCGGGCTGCGTTTGCTGATGCGGGTGATAGTACGGGTATCACGTTGGCTGATCGGAACATTCAGTTGTTGCGTGACCAGTTTGGTGTGCGTGGTACGACGGTGGTGGGTTCTCGATGAGTATGGTTGCCGGGATTCTGAATATGGGTCGCCGGCAGGCTGAGGTGTTGATGACTTCGGTTTGCGTGATTACTCGTGAGGGTGACCCGGTGCAGAACGATGACGGGTCTATTACGCCGACTGTGACGACGGTGTATTCGGGTAAGTGTCGGTTGAAGTGGCAGTTGACGATGCGTATTCCTCAGGTGAATGCGGAGGGTCAGCAGTTGGCGTTGCAGCATCCTACGTTGTCGTTGCCTATGTCTGTTACGGGTGTCCGTAAAGGGGATTTGGTGACGATGGGTGCGGACGACCTGGATCCGGATATGGCGGGTTTGGTGTTGCGTGTTGCTGGCCCGTTTGCTTCGTCGCAGGTTACGGCGCGCCGGTTTTCGTGTGAGGTGTTGGCCTGATGGGTGATCACGTGTATCGCGGTGTGCACGTTGAATGGTGCGGTGAGCCGGTGAGGACCGATGAAATGTGTCGGACGTGCTGGACCACCGATATGCGCCAGTTGGTTATCCTGCTAAACGGGTCGCCGCAAATTCGCACCTTCTGCTGCCGCTGTCTAATCGATGGGGGTGGACGCGATGGGTGACGGTATCAGTTTCGATTTCAGTGAGGTGAATAAGCTGGCTGCGGATCTTCACGATTTGGCTGGTGGTGCCGTATTGTCGAAGAATATGCGGTCTGCTATTCAGGTGACTTCGTTGAAGGTGAAGCGTGATGCGCAGGAGTCTGTGCGTGGTGTTGCCCTGTTGGGTCAGGCTGCGGCTGCGATTCATTATGAGACGAAGGAACTCTCCGGCGGGGTTGAGGCTGAGATCGGTTATGACAAGGGCGGCGTCGGCAATCTGGGCAACTTGATCGAGTTCGGTGCACCTAACGCTCACCCGTATGGTGATAAGGATGCTCCGGCTCAACCGCTTGCGCCTCATAATGATCTGGCGAATGCGTTGGAGAAGAATCAGGGCGACTTCGAGAAGGGTCTCGGTGTTGCGGTTGATCAGGCACAGAAGGCGGTCGGGTTGTGACCGTTGCCGATACTGCCGCTGTTCAGTCGAAGATTGAGGCTGTCCCGATTCTGGCTGACGCTACAACGGTGACGTTCTGGCCGTCCGGTAAACCGCCGACAACACCCCCGTGGGTGGTTGTGTTCCCGGCTGAGGGTAATGACTCGTCAGACAGGCTTACAGGGCCGCTGGTGACCACTAATCCGTCGTTCACGTTGCACATTGTTGGTGCTACAGCAGCTCAGGTGCAGACGGTGACGGGTTTGGTGAAAGAACAGTTCGTGACTGGTGGCCGTTTCGCAGCACCGATAGTCACGGGCCGTCTGAATCAGGGTGGTTATTGGCGTGCCCCGTTGCCGTTGCAGGTGGACACGTCTGTGACACCGAACATTGCGTTTCAGGTTATCGAGTTGGGGTGGGTGAGTGATCCTGTATGACTGAGTTTGTGAGGGTGCGTTCTGTGGATGCGCCGGGGGAGTACATGGTTGCTCGTCATCGTGCTGAGAAGCATCGTGACCGGTATGTGATTGTTGACCGCACCCCTGAACTGGTTGAGCCGGTTGTTGTGCCGGATCCTGAGGAAACTGAATAGTTAGCGACGCTTTTGGAGGGCATCCGGTTGGGTGCCCTTTTTTAGTGCCCGAAAATTGAAAAGAGATCAAACATGGCAGATGTTGCCGGCTCGGTGGTGCCGAGCGCCCTTGACCAGAAGGGCAATACAACTATCTGGTGGGTTCCGACGATTGCGGATCCGACCGCGCCTACCGTCGCGGAGATTGGTGCGGCTGGTGCTTACCGGCTTACCTATGACTTCACGGCGGACGGGTTCAACTATGCGGGCTCGCAGGACACGGTTGATGACGACCGGCTGACGCTGGCTCAGCCGTTGCAGTCGCTTGACGTGAACAAGGTGACCCTGGATCTGAAGTATGTGCAGTCTTCGGACACGCATGCGGCTCAGCAGGTTCTCACGTCTGGCACGTCCGGGTATTTCGTGGTGCGCCAGAATGTGCCGGATCCGCAGGTAATCACGGCGGATGACCTGGTGACGCCGATCCCGGTCACGCTGGGTGTGCAGAACCTTGGCCCGATTGACGGCAACGGAAAGTCCACGATTGTGCAGAAGTGCGCGATCCGTGGTGTTGTTGGTGACCCGGTGGCGGTTGTCGCTGGTTCCTGACCGTAAGGCTCCTGGCGGGGTGTTCTTCACCGCGCACCCCGCCAGGTTTTACACGTTTCGTTTCGCGGTGAAGCGGTGAAAGGTTTCCGATGCCCACTATTGGTGAGCTGTTGAAGGCGAAGAAGGGTGCCCCTGTCCCTTTCGAGGATGTGGAGTGCCTTTGGGATACTGACGTGTCTGCGCAGGTGGCTGCGCTCGAGGCTGAGATTGAGTCTCGTGAATCTGATCAGCGTTTGACGAACGACAACGGTGTCGATGAGTTGCGTGACCAGATTCGGCAGTTGAAGGATGATGCGGACACGGTTTTGGTGTTCCGGTTCAGGAAATTGGACGGGTACACGTATGCGGCTTTGTGTGCGAAGTATCCGCCTCGTTTGGATGTTTCTGCGGATCTTGGTGCGGGTGGTTACAACCTGGATGAGGTTGCTAAGGCTGCCGCGAAGATCAATGGTGTTCGTGTCACTGATGATGGTGAGGAACCCATTTCGGAGGACGAGTGGGAGCAACTGTTCACTAGCCTGTCGGGGCATGATGTGAAGCGTATTCGTGACGCTATCTGGCTGTTGAACGAGTACGGTCCTGCGCAGGGTCTGGCATTGGCAAAAAAAGCTCACGGCGGTTCGACGCAATCCTGAGTTTGGCGCTCGAGTTGGGTGTTTCTCCGCGTCGCTTGTTTGGGTGGGAGCCGGCGAAGGTTACGGAGATTCATCGGGATAAGTCGGGCCGCGTGTTCCGGGTTGTGACACGGCAGGAGTCCGAGTTTTCGGATAGTGACCGTGAGGATTTGTTGGCGTTCAAGCAGCGTGAAGCGTCACGTTTGCCGCACGGGCAGCCGATTGATGAGGCAACCGATCCTAGGGCTGACCCGAACTATTACGGTGAGGGTGCTTTCCGGTACGAGGTTGAGTATGCGGTTGATCAGGCGCAGGCTGCGATTGAGCGTGAGAAAGCGAAACCGAAGT